CAACCAGAGCACTAGTTGGTTCAGCAACAACAATCACTCTATCCTCAACTGCAAGTGATAGAGATTTTGTTTCGTTCTTTGTGCATTATACTGGTGGAACAAATACCACTGCAACCAGTTATCAGGTTTATGCAACCAAGAACGGGGGATTTAGACAAGGTAACGTAGGAGTCTGATAGTATGGCACCGATTTTTACTGGAAGATCATTTGGGTTTGGTAGAGTTGATGTCGCTGCTCCTATTCCCTCTCCTTTTTCTGCTACTGGGGGTACAACTGTAGATTCTGGTGGATATAGAACACATATTTTTACAACATCATCGACACCTGGATTTAATATTACATCTTTGGGATCGGGGACGGCGGGGACGGTTCAAGTTCTTGTTATTGCTGGTGGAGGAGGTGGATCTACTGCTGGAGGTGGTGCTGGTGGATTAAGAAATATACCATATACTTTTACTGCTACTGGACCATACCCAATAACTATTGGAGCTGGCGGTGCCGGCGGTGGTGCCTCTGGTGGTGGTTCTTCTTGTAATGGAAATGATTCATTTATCGGACCTACTGGTGCTAGATTAGTTTCTGCTACTTATGGTGGTGGAGGTGGTTCTGCTGATGATAATCGTCCAGGAGAACCTGGTGGATCAGGCGGTGGTCAAAGAACTACTGGAGTTCCTCCCGGAACTCTTAGTCCTGGTGGATTAACTGTTGCATCTCCTGATGGAATATCTCCAACAGTTCAAGGTTATCCTGGTGGTGGTTCATATCCATATGTTGGTGGTAATGGTATGTCAGGAGGCGGTGGCGGCGCAGGTGGGGCTGGTCAACCTGGCAATTTACCAAGTGCAAGTCCAAGAAAAGCAGGGGATGGTGGTATTGGACTTCCTATTTCTTGGATACCAGCATCTTATGGAACCCCAGGACCTCAACCAGGTAGATACTTTGCTGGAGGTGGTGGAGGTGGAACTTGGGGAAATCCTGCCGGTGCTGGTGGTGCCGGAGGTGGTGGTGCTGGTAGAGCACCAGGAGATGGGTGGGATGGTTCTAATGCTTATCCGGGAACTATAAACACGGGTGGAGGCGGTGGTGCAAATGCCTATCCTCCTTATGGAAATGGCGGAATCGGTGGTTCCGGAATAATTGCTATCCGTTACCCAATCTAGAACTAACTAACCTACGAATCATAATCAAACACAAGGTAATCTTAAAGTATTATAGATATAACTTATCTTCAACGGGAACAAAGCGATTCTACTTAAAATTCAATGTCTTGTCAATACCCTTAACTGTGGTAGAATATATAATATTTTAAATCCTCATATGAATTTCACGGTTTATTCAAAGATCGGTTGCCCATATTGCGATAAGGTTAAACAAGTATTAGAGTTGACAAAACAACCCTTTGTCGTGTATACTTTGGATGAAGATTTTACACGAGAACAATTTTACGCTGAGTTTGGAGAAGGTTCTACTTTTCCTCAGGTAATTTGTAATGAACAAAAGATCGGAGGATCCGTTGACACAATCAAATTCCTCAAAGAAAACCAAATCGTTTGACACGAACATAAATAAAAAGGAAGACCACTTTAATCGTGGTGTTGAACTCATACTTAATGGAGGGAAAAGAAAGCAGACTCAACCATTCCATCTCATTTTTGAGAAGATAGTTTGCTTTCTAAATCGGGAAGTTACTATCTATTTTGAATTTTCCTTAAAGTCAAGGAAGAAAAAAGTAGTTTCCCGGAGAAAAAGAAATGTTAGCAGTTAGTCTAGTATTTAGTTCCTTCCTAACAGTATTGTTTCTTATAGTGGGACTTGTAACAGGTTGGGTAGCAAGAGAATACATGATGAACTATCGGGAGATTCCTAAACTGCACCCAGAGTTCTACGATCAAAATGGAAATATTATTCCTGATGAAGTAGTTGCTGTAAGTTTCAATCCCGATTATTTTGATGATGAAGAATATGACGACGATGAAGAAGAGTAACTTTTAATTTTTAATAACTCATTATGACTACAACAAAAAAAGCGACAACGACGAGTAGAGTAAAAACTACTGCAACAAGAAAACCAGCAGCACCAAAAGTAATTGCAGAATCAATTCCAGAACTTCCTGCAAATCCTTTTGTTTTTGAGATTTTAAATGCTGCTGCAAAACAAAGAAGTGATGTAAAAAAAGTAGAAGTACTTCAAAAGTATTCTCATCCTTCACTTAAAACATTGTTTATTTGGAACTTTGACGAAACAATTCAATCAGCACTTCCTCCTGGTGATGTCCCATATTCTGCTGTAAATGAGATGGACTCTTTTAAAGGAACTTTGAGTGAGAAGATTGCTGATGCAGTTGATAAAATGGAAGAACTTGGAACTAATTCTCTTGGATCGCAAGATCAAGGACGTTCTTCAATTCGTAAAGAGTATCAAAAATTTTATAATTTTGTAAAGGGTGGTAATGATGGACTGAGTTCTCTTCGTAGAGAAACAATGTTTATCAATACTCTTCAAGGACTTCATCCACTGGAAGCAGAGATTGTTTGTCTTGTAAAGGATAAAAAACTTGAAACAAAATATAAGATCAGTAAGGACATTGTTTCACAAGCATTCCCTGATATTATCTGGGGAGGACGTTCGTGAGTCAAGTTGTTGAAAAGACACAAGATAAGGAAAAGCATATGGACCATTGGACAACAGCAGAAAAGGAAACTTGCAAGTCACGTTATGGGTGTGACATTCTGATTGAAAATGGTTCTTATGCCGAAGTTTGCACGAAAGAAGCACCAAATGATGCTCATATTATCAAATATTTTGTTGATGACAAATTGTGTTTTGACCTAACAAGAGGTTCAAAAATTCGTTTGTTTGATATGTATTGGGATAAGTTTCGTGAGAACTTACAGAGTATTGGTTATGGATATGGTAGAATCAATCCAAAACTCTGGGGTTATCAGGCACCCAAAACCAAAAAGCGTACTAAGTGACTACCGTTAAGATTTCATAAAACTGTATCGTATTATAAAACAATATTTGCTAAATATCACGAAAGGGAGTATAATGCTCCCATCGTTCATCTGGAAAACCAGACGGAAGTAAGCGACTCGGAACGGATTTCGTTCATCTATGGAAGCACTCATTCTAACTTGTTTACAAGCACAATTGATTGCTGGGAGAGTTCATAAACAATATATCTCTCCCCAACAAAAGAATGATTTGATATGGGAAATCAAACAGATTTCTCCAAAGGAGTGTAAAATAGACGCAAAAGTTGACTGAAGGAACGCCACCTCACCTTAAACAAGTAAAGGAGCAAACCTAATGACAACAGCAACGTATCGTGGCGTTAAGTATAACGTCGAAGAGCGTAAGCTCAATGTTCTTCAACTGATTAAAGAACAAATTGAAAAAGAGCAGCGTCGTAAAGCGGCACAAATTGCAACAATCAGATAACATTATGGAGGGGTTGATCCCCTCCTTTTTTATAGGTATAAACTCGTAGGCATAAATTTTTGTTGCGTAAATGTTCTTATCCGAACATAATTTGTCTAGATAGTGATAGAATATACGAGGTGATACAAATGAGCGAAAACTCCTTTATTATGATGTTCTTTGTGCATGGAGGTTATTATGCACAACTTAATTTCTTACAATCAACTGGCTGCTTGGAAAAATCTTGAAACAACGGTGGATGAATTTATAGACCAACACGAATTAATGAATGATTACTTTAATTGTATAGTTGAATGTGATGATGACCAACAAAACTGTAAAAGAATCTGTAGAGATATGTTAACTCATTTATAGTATATCTGGGGGGTTGATTCCCCCCTTTTTTTGTGATAAAATTATTTGAGAGAATAGTACTTTATGGACAAAGACAAACTAAAACTTCTTGTTCGTAATCTTGAACTCTTGGTTGATTCTTTAAAGGCAGAAGTTTATTCTGATACGCAGAGTTATCTTAAATATGAGGACATAAAGTCAGGGTTGCACGATTATGACGAGATCTTTGAGGATGATGACGACGACCAGATTAGCGGTATAAATACAAAATATCGCCTTATAAATGATGACGATGGAGACGGAATTTAAAATATTAAAAGAGTATCCTTTTTATAAAATTTATGCTGATGGTAGAGTTTATTCTTTAAAATTAAAAAAATATATCAAGGGACATAAAAATAAGAGAGGATACTATGCTTTTACTTTGTATGATCTAGAAGGTAAAAGAAAGCATAAAGGATTACATCAACTTCTTGCCATGGCATTTATTCCAAATCCAGATAATTATGAAGTAGTTAGACATCTTGATGATAATAAAGATAATAACGCACTTTCAAATTTAAAATGGGGAACAATAAAAGAAAACATACAAGATGCAATTAGAAATAATGTATTTGTAATTCCAGACAATTCAAAAAAATGGTTAATTAAAACTCCAAATGGACAACTAATTAAAGTTAATAATCTTACAAATTTTTGTAAAGAAAATGGATTAACTAAGCAAACTTTACATAAAACATATAAGAAGCAAAGACAGCATCATAAAAATTATGCTATTATTGAAATGTTATGAAAATGGATAACCGAATTAGTAGGGCAAAACAACTTGTTAAGTTGTTGGAAAGACTTGTCAAACAAGAACATCTCTACACAACGGAAAAGATTGTAGAAATGAAAGCACAACTGCGAGTGGTTAAAGAAGAAATCGCAGAATTACAAAAGAAAACTTCAAAAGGATTTGGTAAATGACAGTAAAACTTATCAGCGTAACTCCCGATGCAGAACAAACAATGGCATATATTGCTAGGGTTTCTAATCCAGCGAATCAAGATTCTGAAAACTATGCGGGTTTGCTACGTTATTGTATTAAGCACAATCATTGGTCTGTTTTTGAGCAGTCGTCTATGAGTTTGGAGATTGAAACAAACCGTGGTATTGCAGCACAGATTTTGCGTCATAGGTCCTTCACATTCCAGGAATTTTCACAACGTTATGCTGACACTAATCTGATTACTGAGCGTATTCCTGTACCAGATCTTCGTAAACAGGATACTAAGAACCGTCAGAACTCTACGGATGATCTTGGTGACTATGTAAAGTTAAAGTTTCAGGCAGAGATTGCTGAACTCTTTACGCACTCTAATAACCTCTACAAGCGAATGTTAGAGGCGGGTGTGGCAAAAGAGTGCGCTCGCTTTGTACTGCCCTTAGCGACGCCCACAAGGATCTATATGACGGGATCTTGCCGTTCGTGGATTCACTACATCAATCTTCGTTCTGCCAATGGGACTCAGAAAGAGCATATGGACATTGCAAATGCTTGTAAGAGAGTTTTTATCTGCACATTTCCGACTGTTGCAGAAGCACTTGAATGGAAGTGTCCTACTGGTGATTGCAAATGTGAAGAGATTCAAGCACTTCAACCATCAATCAGAATCGATTAAGCAATCTAAATAAATTATCTTGAAATTATAACAATGCCAACGTACCCCGTAGTGAATACAAAAACTGGTGAACAGAAAGAAGTGGAAATGAGTATCCACGCCTGGGACCAGTGGAAAATGGATAATCCAGACTGGACCCGTGACTGGTCTGATCCTTCAACTTGCCCATCTCCTGGTGAGGTTGGTGAATGGAAGGATAAACTTGTCGCAAAGCATCCTGGATGGAATGATATCCTTGCAAAATCTAGCAAGGCACCTGGTTCAAGAGTAAAGAAGATCTAGTATGGCAAGAAGAAAAAGAGGCAACAGCGATCAACCAATCGGAGTTGGTCTGACGGCAAAGCAAGCAAAAAGAAAAAAACCATTAAGTTCTGAATACTTAATTGATATTGATCCTCTCACAGAAAATCAAAGAAAACTTTTCAATTCTTACAATGATGGTAAACACATCGTTGCTTATGGATGTGCTGGAACAGGTAAGACCTTCATTACTCTTTATAATGCTCTTCAAGATGTTTTAGATGAATCAACTCCATATGAGAGAATCTATCTTGTTCGTTCTCTTGTAGCAACTCGTGAGATTGGTTTTCTTCCTGGTTCGCATGAGGATAAGGCAGATATTTACCAGATTCCTTATAAGAATATGGTGAAGTATATGTTCCAGATGCCCTCTGATGCTGACTTTGAAATGCTTTACGGTAATCTAAAGTCGCAAGAAACCATCAAGTTTTGGTCAACATCTTTTCTTCGTGGAACAACTCTTGATAATTCTATTATTATTGTTGACGAATTTCAAAATCTGAATTTTCACGAACTTGATTCTATCATTACTCGTGTGGGTGAAAATACCAAGATTTGTTTCTGCGGTGATGCTTCTCAATCAGATTTGCAGAAAACAAACGAACGTAATGGTATTGTAGACTTTATGACAGTCTTGCGTAAAATGAATTCTTTTGATATAATTGAATTTGGTGTAGACGATATTGTTCGTTCTGGACTTGTTAAAGAATACATCATTGCGAAAATGGAAGCAGGTTTTTAATGTTTAATCATATTGATATTGAACTCCCTCAGTTGGAGCGTGAAACCATTGATGGTGTAAGATATTATTCAGTTCCAGATGAAGAAGAACTTCTCCGACTGGTCTCCATCACTTCGGTGACCAGTCATTTTAATAAAGAAATCTTTGTTAAATGGCGTAAAAAAGTTGGAGAAGAGGAAGCAGAGCGTATTACAAAAGCGGCAACAAGTCGTGGAACTGATATGCACTCTCTTGTAGAGAACTATCTGTACAATCGTGATCTTCCTTCTGTTCAACCTCTGTCAGATTTTTTGTTCAAGATTGCGAAATCAGAACTTAATCGTATAAATAATATTTACGCCCTAGAAGGGTCCCTATATAGTAAGCAACTGGGTATTGCTGGGACTGTTGATTGTATTGCCGAATACGACGGCGAGTTAGCGATAATCGACTTTAAAACTTCTAAAAAACCAAAACCACGTGAGTGGATCGAACATTATTTTGTTCAGTGTATGGCATATGGATGTATGCTATACGAACTAACTGGTATTTCAGTTAAAAAACTTGTAATCATTATGGCTTGTGAAAATGGAGAATGCATCGTCTATGAAGAGTATGACAAATCAAAATACATCAAACTCCTCAGCAAATACATTAGAAAGTTTGTTAGAGATAAACTGGAGCTCTATGGAACCGAATAAAGAATTAGAACAAGCAATAGAGAATAAGTTTTTAACTCCTTCTAAGTTTGCTCTTGAGATTGAAAAGATTGTTGCCGAAGAAAACTTCAACTACATTGATGCAATCTGCCATTATTGTGAATTGAATAGTCTTGAGGTAGAATCAGTTACGAAACTTATTTCAAAACCGTTAAAGGAAAAATTAAAGTGGGATGCAACTCGTCTCAACTTTATGAAAAGAACTTCAAGAGCAAAATTGCCTTTATGATTGTGACTCCTTTTGAAACTTATCAACATTATTTGTCACTCAAAAATCATTTTACAAATCCAAAATACGACTTCTTTAAATACGGTGCAAAGACTCGTGCCAGCATCGCCTCCTTTAATAAAAGGACCGATAAATACTGGTTTGAAAAGACAAGTCGCAAGTATTCTGATAAAGAAGTCTTAAATTTTTTAGTATCAAACTTTGTAGCAGCAGATTCTCCTAGCAACTTATGGATTGGCGAAATTATCAATTCTGGAGAAAGAACATACGCAGATTGGACAAGGCGCCAACAGAGTTTGACCTACTTGTTCAAAGAACAATCAACGGAATTGTTCTCACAAACAAAATTAGAGGATGCCTTGAACTGTTCCAAAGGTCATCCGCCCGTACTAAAAAGTTTCCTGAGCGGGAAGATTTGTATTGAAACTCTATGCATTTATGATAAAATATTCCTGTTCGGGAAGAAGTTTGATGAGAAACTTTTAGATCCAGTATGGGAAACCGTTAGTTTAAAAATCAAAAAGTATTCTCCATTCATAAATACAAACATATTTCAGTTTAAAAAGATTTTACGGGAAGTTATAAATGAGTAACTTTTTTGACTCTGATATTATTCAAGATGAATTGAAAGAAATCAATAAGTTACAAGAGGAGATATACGGAAGTATTCTCACTTTTGGTATGATGACTCGTGAAAGTAAACTGGAACATATTGAAAAACTGGAACTCTTGCTTGAGAAGCAAAGAGTGATGTACACAAGGTTATCTCTTTCAGACGACCCAGAAGCGGTTGAAATGAAAGAGAATCTACGCAAGTCAGTTGCTCTGATGGGATTCCCACCAGAAACTGATATGAATTTATTATTCGGTAGTATGAATAAAACAATTGAATCTCTCAAGAAATACATTGACCGTTGAGAGCATCTTTGCTATAATATCCGAGTAATCCCCCGAATCCAAACTATCCGAGGTATCCAAATGGGTTTTTCTGACCTTAAAAAACAATCAAAACTTGGTTCTTTGACTGCGAAACTAGTCAAAGAAGTTGAAAAAATCGACCGTCTCGGGCGTCGTTTCGAAATAACAACAGGGCTCCGGTTCGAGGCCGAGGTGGAGATCGTGGCCGGTGCGCGCGGAGAGTTCGGCGACATAGCGGCCGATGGCGGAGACATTAGAAAAAATCGCGGCGCGACGCGCGGGGTCGTCGTGAGGC